CGCCAACTTGTGTTTTTGGCTTGGAGTGTATGAAGAGGAAAAGTGACCAAAGAACGAGGTAAAACCGTCACGGGAAGAGATAGGAATCTCACCGAAGGATTTAGTTACAACCATCTTACGTTTGGAAACTGGATGAAGGTAGTTATCCTCGTTGTTTACAAGAAGCTGAACAAACAAGTTAGCCCGTTCGTTCGTTGATAGTTTGTTTTTACCCAAAACCTTTTCATCAAAGTAACGGAATACTTCAGTGATATTCTTGTCAGTGACCAACACCTTACGTTGAACTTTGTCTGTCAAATCCTTAACCTTCTCAACACAATCCATAAAATTGTCAGAGTTAAATACAAAGGGTTTAATGTTTTCGTCTTGTATCAATTTCAAAACAAGTTCCGTGATTGTGTGGGCTTGGGAAGGTGCGGTAGACCAATTCAAATCCATGTCCAAATAATCAATCACGTCGTTGACATGAAGTGCAGTACATTCGTTTCGGTCCGCAACAAAAATGGTTGACGGAGGAACCATTCCCTTATCATAGAACTTCTTAATGTAGAAGATTGATTGAGCCAGCACCTTAGCCAAGTCAGCTTTGTTGTACAGATTCAAGTCATCCTTGAATTCCATAAGGACTCGAACTCCATCGTTCTTAGACACACCGAATCCATCACAACCAAAAGGTGATGTAATTTGCATGTCCTTGAACTTCTTCAAGAAGTTGTGACGGTAAAGGTTCTCTACATCCTTTTCGTTAATCGCCGAGGCTAAGTTATCAGGTCCCATGTTTTTTGTTTTTGTGGTTCAACACTTCAAAGATAAATACAAAACTTTGAATCTGCCAAATATTTTGAAAAAAAAATACCCCCACTTTTGGTGAGGGTTTAAAAAAGGTTAAAAGACCTTATTTGATTTTTTTAGGTTGTCCTTTTTCCGAAGTAATTGACCATTTTCTACGGTGGTTTGTCCCCCTTTAGAGTAAGGTTTGATGTGGTCCGCGTGGTATTCTTTTCCGTTAAGTGCTTGAAGGACTGAAATCTTTTCACTAGTCCCGTCCAACTTATTAACCACACCGTTGGTCTTAACGAACATCTCAATTTTTTCATCCTCGGTGTAAACTCGGTTACGGTCTAAACTGATGAAGTAATCTCCCACAAATGGTAACATGTCACTATAGATACGGGAGTATTTTTTCGACAAGTCTTTTGAGTAACGCTGCCAATCATTCCAATTCACAGCACGAGTAACATCGGCAACCTCGAATTTTTCGATAATCCGTGTCTCCTCTAATTCCACATATTTTTTTGCAAAGTCCTCAATTACCTCAAAGTTTAGTTTATACCCATGCTCACGATACATTTCAGTGAGATAAATGAAAAGGTTTAACGAGAAAGTCTTCTTTACTTTATACTTACCATCTAAAATAATGGTAATAACTTTAGACCACAAGAAAATCGCAATCTCGAATTGGTCCTTGTGGTCAATATGGTTTCGAAGGTACAGCGCATCGAGTAAGTCTTGTTTCAACCCATCGGGATTGGTTTGATGGTAAGCCAAGTAATAACCTAAAGTTTCATCTACCTTTCGGGTACGCATTTCCTTTATGGTCAAGAATTCACCGAAAATTGGTGAGTATTGGTTGGTTAGGTGTCGAACATATTGGGCAATGGGACCAGGTAATACATTACGCTTGTCTGCTTTATTCCAAGGTACTCCCATGTTTACCTTACCCGCCATTTCATGCATTTCAAAGAATGTCAAGTTCATATAAACCGAAAGCTGAATTTCATGTTGGAAAAAAGTTTTAAGTTCATCACTCATGTTTTTAAACATGCCGCATTGCATCTCATACCTCTCATTGAGGTACTTAGTACGGTTACCACCATCTATTGAAATATATTGTTTACCCTCCTCAAAGTATTCTTTGAAGACTTGGTAGTCCTCCATGTTATTTGTGTGTTTTGCATGGTTCATTGCCGTTTCAATGTCAGCTAGAATGATTGGTGTAGGAGTCATGTTACGAAGGATTGCTTCATAATACCCATCTTTGTTTTTTTTACCCCAAACAAAATCTCGTTGGATTGAAGGAAGGAATAGTGTGGTGTCTTCTGAATAGTTCTCCACAAAATTTCGTACTGAAGTAGTACTATTTTTGATGTAAATACGGTTGGTCATGATTTAGTGGTTTATGTTAAACTTGAGTCAAAGTAAAGGCAAAGAAATAACACTGCCAAATAATCCTAAAATAAATTTATTCTAACTAAGAATTTATCACGGAACTTTATCTTAGGAATCAAGTATCCCGAGGAATTGGAACCTGGGTCTCCCCCGACACCAACCCTAAAGTTGTTCTCATCAATTAACTTCTTGAGGTCTTGGACTTTTATCATCCATAACTCACCCAAGAACTTGAAATAGTATACAAACCAATCGGCCTCAGTGACCTTAATACCTGAGTTTTTCCCACGACAAGAAAACTCAATAAATATGTTACCAGTATCCCTACCTTTGATTACTTTATCATTCACCTTACTTGGTGGAATACAATAGACATCAGTCTTGGATTCAAAAGTTTGAACACCCGAGTTTTCAAAATCGATTTTAAAATCCCATGTATAGTCTTTCTTCTTCTCAAGTAAAGTTCCCTTCCAACCTTTGGTTAGAAAATCTATGATGTAATCCTCACCGGCTTCACCCTCGATAATATCTTTACGAAATGAATATTCAGCCATCAATATTTTTGGATTTGTGAGATTATCTTTTCCCTGAGTGTTAAGTCCTTCACTTCGTGTAAAATCTCCTCTAAAAGAGTCTGTATGTGTTTCTTACCCCGTTCTTTGGACCTCTTACGGGAATTAATCTCAACTAAGTACAGATGATAAGCGATTTCATCAATCTCTTTGAGTTTATCATAATACTTTTCTAATCTCGAATCCAACTTTCTATGTCGGGAAATGTCCAAGACCGTTGGTATGGCTTTATGGAGCTCATCCAATCTACCTCGTAGGTATTGAATCTCTCCGTATTTTTGAATTTGTTGTTCTGTCATATTACATGTTGTTTAGAACGGCCCGTAACATATCGATTGATGTTTTATCTGCCACGGACTTTTTGGGTTTACTCTGAAGTTGTCGAAGAGCTCCCTCAATTTCTTCTCTTTCAGTCAAAACTACATTACCACTACGATGTCCACCCCTTTTTAATGGCGGTGAACTCGGAGTTTCAGGGGTATAATCCATCCTTGTTTCTACCTTGCGAGGTCTGTCAGCAATCTGAAAAACCTCAGGGTGATAAATCATCTGATAAATGCGAGCAGCAGTCATGGGGTTCTTAGTGACCCGATGGATGAGGAAGTATCGTATGAGTTTGAACATACGACAAAGATATAACAAATTTCTTACTTGACCAAATGAGATATAATCTCCTTTACTCCACTGACTTGTTCGTCCAAGGGGTACTCAACCAACATCTTCATCGGGTCGAGGTCCAAGTAATCTAAACTCCAAAGTATTTGATTGTACTTACCATCGTATATCTTTTCCCAAAACTTGTCTTTGTAGGGTCTAACATCCCCCCTTTTAGTCACTGCAGTTCTTACCCAACTTTCAGGTGAAGAGTGCACCAAATTGTAAAGGGTGATAAGATGAGAGTAATCTTCCCCTGTGAATTCTTTGTAAGTGGGTGAATCAGGGTCACCATCGATTGCGGGAGTGATAAAAACTACACCCTCATTCAAGAGTTTTTCAATGTCGAAAGGAAGTCTTTCTTTTACTTCATCCCTACCTTCTTGATAATCATAGACCAAATCCATATTTATAAATATTTATCATAAAAGTAAAAACTTATGAAACTCATCATTACCGAGTCACAATACAGAACAATTCACGAACAATTTAACTCTGCAGATGAAAACAATATCGTTGGGGACCCATCAGAGAACACTTTAATGTTTGCCGATTTTCTTCTTAAACAAGATATTGTTGAGATTGGTAGAATGTTGGTTCTTGGAGATGAAATTGAAGTTTATGGATTTCAAAACCGAAAGTTTGAGTACTTTTTAGACAACTCAATGACTTTTAATGTTCACACAATTAATGGTGACGTTCATGTAAATGTTACAGCAAACGATAATGATGATGAAGGGGATGATGAAATGAGAGACGAAGTTTTTCTTTACATCCAAGAGTTAGCAAGTCAATACCCATTTGTTAATTGGTATTTTGATGGTGCAAGACTTTAATCTTCTTTTGAATATTCTGCAGTTCCGTCAGGGGTAACAAAGTAATTTCTAAGAAACTCCATATCATTTCGAACCTTATCTAACGACGAAACAATTTCTCCGTTTTCATCGGCTAAAAGTATATTTTCGTATTCTACAATTCTGGCTGGAATCTCTAACTTGTTTGCCTTTTCATAAGAAAATTTTCTATGGTGTCCATCCATAATTAGGAAAACATCTTCGTTTTCAGGATGTTGAATAACCATAATAGGTTCTAATTCATCTCCCTTACTCAATTTTTTAATCATATCCTGAACATTTTCATTTGACATAAGATAATCCTCATCTTTGAAAATCTCATTTTCCTTTACCATCCCTAAGGGAATGTAATAAGTCTCTGATGTTGGAATCTCTTCACCATATTCCACGCCCATTCCTTTGGGGTAAACCATAATGAATGTGTCCAAGTTTTTTTTGTCTTGTTCAGAAATGAGTCCCATGACTTCTTTGATTCTTTTAATCTCTTCTTTTAAAATCATATCAAAATGGATTTCGCAAACCCCTTTTTATCATTTCTGAATTTTCAGGGTTAAATTTTTTATCGGCGTATGTTATAAAAATTTTCATTGCTTGTTCGATTTGAGGAAGATAACCTAAATTGTCCGCAAAATTAAGAAAACTCCGTGAAGGAATAAAATGGTCAGAATCATCATAAACTAAAATCTTTTCAATGTTTCTCGCATTTTCAATTGAAGTTGGACGATTCACATAAAATGCAAATTTTTCATTACCCAAGGTTTCCATTACTTCAGGATTTTTCACAATTAATATCCCCAGACTACCCATGTCATAATGTCTTTCAAACATATCGGGGTCTTTTTCAGTTACACACCATTTTGTTTTAGCACCATATTTACAAGTCGCATTGTGAGTTAAAGGTACTACCAAAAGAAAATCATCGGTTTCCATGAGTTTCACTCTTTCCTCATCTCCGATTTTATATTTTTCCAATAAAATATTAAATTGACTTTCCTTCAATACTATTTTCATAATCTATAAATATCATTGTAAATAAAAAATCCCCACCACAAGGGTGAGGGCTTATTTCCATAAGGGATAACCCTTACAGAGCGTCAAACCACTTGACCAAAGCCTCAGCACTTGTGTTGTCAAGTAAGTTGTAACGATGAAGTTTCTTCATCGATTCTGAGTTACGACCAACCGTCAGTGACAGTTCGACATTGTGATTGTCCATGTTCGAACGAGGTGTACCACTCATAGCACGAAGGGTGAAAGAATTAAGACGGTACTTATCCAAGACAAAAAACTGTGGAGTGAAACGATTTGCGCTGTCAATAAGACAGAACAAGTAGTTAGTGTGACGACCCCAAGGACGAATGTGACGGATTGAGTAGGTCTTGCTCGAACGAGAAAGGTAAGTAACTTTGGTCTCGTAGAAACGATTACCTTTTACCATGTCACCACGTTCTTCTGACGCATTTACTGTAGACGCTCCGAGAGTCTGACGAATCTTCTCCTGAATACGGTCTCCGTACGCACTTGGGTTGAGTTTGACATAAGCCTCAGTGATTACACTGTTGAGGGTTTGGTTCATGTTCACAACCGCTTTGGTGGCGAACTTCTTTTCTGCTTGTTTGAGAAATTTAGACATAACATTTATGTTGTTGGTTTTTAGTTAGTGGTTCAACAACACCACAAATATAAAAACAAAAAATTGACACTACCAAATTTTTTTTCTATTTTTTTATTAAATGACAAAAAAACTTTTCTTAACATGGAACCCGCAGGTAAATTAAAGGTAATCGGAGTCTTGGCTGTAGTGGTCATTCTCCTTATGATTGGTCGAAGTAAAGATGATGCGTCATTTGTAACCGAGTCTCAACCCTCACACCACACCCTTAAAGAGAGACAACCCGAGCTTTCAACTCCAATGTATTATTTGGTGGTAGGTTCTTTTGCGGATATTGAAAACGCAAATACTTTTGGTCAGTCGGTAGAATCACTAAACTATCAGTTACACATTCTACCTCGTACCGACGGTTATGTCCGAGTAGGAATTTTTACCTCACCTCACAGAGATGTCGTAGTTGAATACCAAAAAATGTCTGAAGGTGATTTTCCAAAGTCTTGGATTACCTATCAATAAAAAAAAATCACTTAGTTTAAATCCTTGAATGGTTTTCCACCCCAACAAATTCGTATTACTTTTAAAGTTAACCAATGATGTTGCCCATCATACCACTCATGGTCATATGAGAAATCCCACCAACCAAAATAAATGGTCAGATAGTCCAATCCTACTATTTTAGATAATTTTTGCCAGTGTCCACCAAATCTCTTGTGTTTCTTGTCGAAAACTTCAAAACCATTTTTAACTTTTTTCATCAAGTATTCTTTTGGACCTTTACAGAATTAAATTAATCCTTAACCTCATCAAAAGTAACCGCCAAATTATTTAAGAGTTTAATTACAAACTCTAATCCATGTACATCTTTAATTTCTTGGAACCGTGGAATAAAAATTCTTTCAAAATAATCAAGTTTTCTGATTGTACTTTTTTCTTCTTCAGATTTACCTAACATGTTAAATCCAAAACTATTCATGTCCTTCATCGGTTCTTCTTTAATTACCTTCTCAATTAGGTTAACCAAATCGGTTTCAGAGATTCTAACTTTATTTCCCATAATACAATAAATATACTTTTAACAATAACTATTTATAAAACAATGAAAATTATTGTAAATGAATCTCAACTTAAGTTGCTAACAGAACAAATTGAAGGGTTAGATGAGTTTAAATTAAAAAGTTTTGCGTCTTACCCCGAAATAATTGAGTTTTGGGATGTTATTGAAAATCATATACAAAAATCAGGTGTAAAAAAAATTGAATTGGGTAAACTGCGAATGGGTATTGCAGTTGCACTAATTAATGGTATTATTTTTAGTGAGAATGTTTTTAAACAACCACTACCTTTGTTCTTATTTTCTGTATTTCATGAATTTGCCCACCAATATCAATTTAAAAAATATGGTAAAGAAAAAATGTTGAAACTTTACACAAATGAAATGTCCATTGGAGAAGCCGCAAAATTGATGAAAGAAATTGAATTGGTTGCAGATGAATTTGCAACAAGAAAATTAAGAGAATTACAAAAAAATGGTTTTTTAAAAAATATTATCATACCAAATGGTTTTTACAAACAAATGCCCCTCTCAACATTTGAGAAAACTATAGAATACTTAAAATCCCAAATTAAAGACTTGAAACTCACTTCACCTGATGAAATCAGTAATGTGTTTTATAATTGGTTAAAACTTGAAGTTCAGAATTCTTAGTGAACACACTTAATTTTGTGTTCATTCCATTTTTTTGTTGGTTTTTCATTTGGAAAGTAATAACATTCCCACTTCTTTGATGTTTCGAAATAAATGTGTTTGGTAAAACCCTTAGGTACCATTGCACCTGTTGGGATAACTAAAGAACTCTTATCAAAATCCAATATTATCCTTACTGTTAGATTTTCTTTGTCATCCCATTTTCTTTCTTGTTCTTCAAGTAATCTCCATTCCCCCCTGTTTAAGTATTGGTCTTGTAAGGCACAATTAAGATATGAGAAAGTAGTTTTGAGATTATCCATATTATCTGAGAAAGTAGCTGCGGGAGCTAAGTGTCCTTTATCCCAAATATTTTTTGCATAATCGTTATGGTCTGAAGTATGAACATTAGGTTCTGTTTTAAAATCCATAGAACCACGATTTACATTTGTAGGTCTATTAATAGAACGATAAGTGAGTTCAAGTGGTTGTTCTAATGATTGAGAGTAATTTACCTCAAAAATTTGGTTTTTAACTTTAACATCTTTTAAAGCTTGTGCGGAAATAAAAATTAAACTTACAAGGCTTAATAGTATTAGTGATTTTATTTTAGTCATTTTCAATAAATTAATTTATTTTTATTTGAGTATCCTGTGGTTAATAAATAGATGTTAGTTGAGCCACCTCTTACAGGGTTCGAGATAGTCATTGAAGACTGACCAAGAATTGTAGACTTAAGATTATTTGTGGAGTTTTTGATTGTTGTCCATTCACCACTGTTGAACATTCTTACTGAAGGTGCAAGAATAGTATTGTTTTTTAGACCTGTTGTTACACCAAACAAAAGAAAACCATCCGATACAGTAATTCTCCCGTCATTGTTAATGTCCATTCTATAGTATTCTTTGGAAGTAATAGGAATAACACCTAAAACTAAATCAGACACATACTTAGCATCGGTAACCGATAAGGGACTTGTTGTTGTTGGGTTGGGAACTACTATTTGAAACTGATAGTTGTTAATATCTAAACCTGTTGAACCGAAGTTGTAATTTCCAACGGCTGAGGTGTAAACCGACCTATTATAATTGAATGTTGTTTGAACAGTTGAAGGTGTAAACTTATAAGAAGTACCTTGAGTTATGGACCATTGCACCGCGTTTTTTCCACCAACAGGAACAACTTGTGTTCCTGTGATATTAGTAAGACCTAAAGTGGCGGAATATCCACCACATTGTGGTTTTGATTGAAGGTTAATGTCAATTTCATTTGTAGTTTCACTTAATACTATTTGCCAAATCACTGAAATACTCCTGCAATCATAAAATGGTACCCTGTTAAAATTAAAAACCATTTTTCTGTTTGGGGAACTTCCAGTCACATAATAATTCATTTGACCTGAGGAAGGAAACAAATCTTCCCAATCAGCTAAGATAGCATTCTTTGGTGCACTACCATTTGGTAAAAATTGGGCAACATAACCACTTGTTTGACCAGGTGAAAATCCTATCCAACCATTCGAACTGACATAAAATTGTGTGTAAGTGTTACCAAAATAGGTGAAATTAAAACCAATATTAAAGGGTCCTTGAACACAATCATCACAACCGTTTACTGAGGTACCCCCCGCAAAGGCAAAATTAGAATATGTTGGGTTAGTAATTTCATAATTTGAAATATTTTTTGTTAAAAGTTGTACTTCAACACCTTGCACACCTACCTCATTCCCATCATAGATGTTACCCGAATAGGTAAATTCTTGTCCTTGCAAATGAAATACAAGAACTAAGAATAAAATACTGGCAACGAATTTTTTCATCACAATTTTCCAATCGCGTTTTCTAATGATTTTTTAATTGCAGATGAAAACACTGATTTTTCGAATGGTAAATTTTCATCTCTAAGCTCAGCAAAACCCGCTTTAACCGCAAGTTTAGCACTTCCGAATCCTTCATACTTGACACCCTCAATCACCACTTCAGTTTTGACCTCTGTAATTTTCTTTTTAATCATAAAAGGACCAATGTTAATACCAACCGAAGGAGCTTTAATTGAAATGATATTAACGAAAACCGAGGTTCCTTCTTCACACAAACTTAATTTTTCACTGATAAGTTCCTCAGCAATTTGTTTAACTCCAAAGGTAAACCTTTTTGAAGATAAATCAGGGTTTTCACTTTTATTTTCAACACCTTTAACAGTATAACAAGTTTGTCCAAATAAACCTAAGGACATTATTAAACCAATTGATAATAGGATATTTTTCATAGTAATATTTTTCCACCTGTTAATATTTGAAATTGGAGAATACTCCCTTGAACTTGATAGACACCTGAAAAACTAACATTGTATTTGAAGTTTTTAGATATCGTATAATCCCAAGAACTAAAGGGAACCATCAACCAACCCGAGTCCCACCATTTCCCTTCATAAAATTGAGTAAACGGTGAGTAAACACCAAGAACCAAAAGATTACCTGATAAGTTTTTGTTTAATTTAAATGGGTGGAATCCACCACCTACCGCCGAAATATTTGTAAAAGATTCACCACCCAATCCTCCGATAGTAAAATTTAATCCACCCATAATGGATGTTTTTCCGAATGTTTTTGAATCAAGAGCCGTTGTCGTGTTAAAGAAATTACGCTCAAAATCTATCATTGATGAATTTGCAACAATCATAGTGTTTGTTCTTTTTTTATTGGAAAAAGCGCCATATAAGGTTAGATTCGAGTTATTAACTGTTGTGGTATAGTTTAAAAGAACACCTTTAGCTCTTGTGTTGTTTGTATTAGACTTAGTAACAGACATCGTACCTCTGAACTGATTGGATTTGTCTTCATTAACTCTGATTGCAACAATATCACCAACACCTATCAACGAACCAACTTTTGGTTTACCACCACCTTTACCATCTGAACCTGATGATGTGGCTTCTGCGGCATTAGCCACCGAATTAGTCGTACCACCATTACCCCCACCCGAAGTTTCATTTTGTACACCAGTAGCATTAGGATTAGTTTGTGCAGATTCTCCCGTTACACCCCGCTGAGTCTGTCCACTTCCCCCTTGAGAAACCCCAGCTGGTTGGTTATTTGTTCCTCCTTGCGAATTATTTCCTTTTGAAGTTGAAGAACCACCTGATGTATTTCCTCCTTGTTGAGTTCCTCCACCCTGAGTTGTTGAACCATTTGATGTATTTCCTTGAGTATTATTATTTGTTCCATCTGTTGCCGAATTATTTTGATTATTGGAGGTCGAGTTTGAATTACTATTGTTTTTGTTTCCTTCTCTATTGTTTTTTCTTGATGATGTTGAGTTCGATACAGAATTTGCGACAGCATTAGAGGCTGTCATTGTGGAAGAGGCCGTGATACTTGTTAATGTAGAAATTAAATTTTGAGTAATAAACATATTTTGAGAAACTTGTGTATTAGTTAATAACTCATCACATGGTTGGTTAGCGACCGCCGCTGTGATTTGATTAACCCACAAATCAAAGTTTCCATTAATAAAATCATTAGATGAAAAACTATTGATATTCCCTAAATAGTTTACTGTTATGGCTTGATTGTTTGTAACTTGGAGAGTTTTAATCTGTCTGGAACAAGGGTCCACATAAGAATATGTGAACCCCTGTCCAAAAATAATTGTGGACATAACAACAAATAATGTCGTTATTATCCTTTTCATTGGTTAGTATCTAAAAATAATTTTCGAGGTAACATATTAACTTTTGAATACCCCTTTTTTTATCATTTTTGTAACCACTCTTACCGATGCTGTTTCCAAAGCCTTTTTAGTGGATACCCCAACTGTTGAACGATTAAATGCCGGTCCCTGGATATCACCTAAAACACTTGAGGTTTTGATTGTAATTGCCCTTCCTTGACCGGAACCTGTAATTACCTCTCCTGTTTCAGAATCAACAAATCTAACTTGTAATCCGAGTTGAGTAATTTGTTTAATTGTCACACCTGAAGTTTCAACTACCTCATCTTCACCCACAGAAAAATCGTACACTTCAATGTAAACAAAATACTTGGCAAGTTTAATCTTACCTTTACCGTCCAATTTATTTTCAGTAAATCCTTTATTAGATGCTTTGAATTGCTGAACCATTCTTTCCTTGATTTCAAGTTTGTCCTCAGTAAAAACAAATCTCTCAGTTTCTTCCAAATATTCTAATACAATATTTGTTACACCAAGTCCAACTCTGGCATCACGAAGTTCAGGATACATTTCGTATACTTCATCATTAATGCCAATTTTAAGAATTTGAATTGGGATTTGGATTGTGTCTTGATATGGTGGCAATTCATCATGTGTTTTTTTTGCCTCAAATCCTGCAGTGTATTCTTCTGTCTGAATTTTTGCAATCTGACCACTTAAAGATATTGCGCCTAATAAAAAAAGTGATATAAAAATTTTACCAAGGTGCATCTTCACTCTCACTTTTATCTTCTTTAACAGGTTTTTCAACAACTTTAGTTTCTTTAATCACTGTTGTACCCCCACCACTTTGATTAGAATTTTGCGATGAGTTGTCGATGTTAAGAACAATCGGGGCGGGTTGGGTTGACTGTTGAACTGGAGCTACTTCTTCAGTTTTTACATCTTCCTCTATTCCGAAAAGTTGATTGATATGTGTTGCAACATATGCTCCCGCACCTGTTACGGCAGTTGTCGCTAATCCTATTAGAGTTTTTTTGATTGTTGACATCCCACCTTCTTGAGTTTCCTCTGACATAATAAATTAATTTAGTTTTGGTTTATTGTATTCTTTGGCATCTTGAGGTCTCAAATTGAGACCTCAAGTTTTATTCTGTTTTTGTTGTTCTTTCAACAATTTTCTTTTTTTCAGTATTGAGAATTGCAACATACTCACCTGCCGCTAAAGAACCTAAATCAAAAGTTTGTTCATAAATTCCAATTGGATAAGTTCCCTCAATTACTTCAAAAACTAACTTACCCCCTAAATCGTAAACAGCTAAAGTCACATTACTTTTTTCATAAAGTTTAAACCTTGCAGTAACTAAACCATCGGTTGGTGTGGGGAATAAAACCATTTGATTTTTAACCGATATGTCATTGGGGTCCATCTTTAAAACTTGTAATATACCATCAGTTGGGGTGATTTTTAAATCCTTAGCGTTTTGGTCACCAGCAAACTTTCTTGTAACATATAAAGGACTTTTATTCCAATCGGATTGAAGTTCATTTGCTGTAAAGTTTAAAGTAAAAAGGATTTCACCATTGTTTACTAAATTTTGATTGAATGAAGGGTCATATCCCCCCCACTCAACTTCACCATCATTTGTGTTGATAAATGTCAACCAATAAGAACTCTTCAACTCAGTTACCAAAGATTCAAATTCCAATAGGTCACTATCATACTTCATAGCTAATTGCAATGAACCCAAATCGATATCATTTGTTTTTAAAGTTACAGGAACACTTACCAAATCCCCCTCATCAACTCCCAATTCAGGAAAATTAACTTCGATGGTCTCAAGGTTATTGTCGTATTCGGTAGTAACATCTATAATGTGTAAGTTAGCATTATTGGGATTAACTATTTCGATGGGTGTTAAACGAGCTCTTTTGAATCCTGTTCCGTTAGCATCTCCCATCCCTAAAACATAGTATGTTACAGTATCGGAGGTATTTGGTAGAATTTCGAATGTGAAGTTAGTTACTCCACCTGTTGAAGAAATAAGGTTTGAAGCTGAACCATCAATTATGTTAAACTGTGCCTCGGTGAAGAATTTCACATCTGCAACTGAGTTAATCCATGAAGAGAACCTACCTGATATTCTTCCGTAAATTGCATAAACATCGGATATTGTAATCTGACCATCTCCGTTCACATCAGAAGCGTGGAAATCAAACCCTGTTGGTGTTTGTTGACCAAGTACATATTGATTCACTCTCTGAGCATCGGCAACAGAAATAATGTTCCCAAAGTTTAAAGTGTCTCCCTGTACAGCAAGTCTAACATCAAACGCTGTAGTATCAATGTTCACATCGTTAAATGATACCCATCCTTGAAGGTTGCTAGTATCAACACTTACAGAAGTCCAAGTTGAAGTTGTTTTTAACTTTTTCTCAAGAGCAACACTTACATGTTTAGCGGGTGTACCGGTAACATTCATAAAATTTACATGATATGAAAAAGTACGAGACAATAACTGACCACCAAAATTTGTGAGGTTCAAAGTAAAGTCATTACCCCCTTGTGAGGTCGCAGTCTCACTGAACACATTACCACCATTAAATGTTAAATTACCCACATTGAAATAGGTGGTTGACAATGCCGCAGTGTGGTTCAATGTCACTTGAAACAATCCACCGTCAGGTATATCAAATGTATTGAGACTACCGGTATATGTGAGGGTAATGGTAACATATCCCAAAGCAGGATTATCCTGATATTGGAGATATTGTGAAAAAGTTGTGTTCAAAGAAGTTATGGTATCAACGGACCCAAAAGCTTGATTATCATAAAACAGTCTAAATTGCACTGCTGTGATATCAGTTCCTGAATTATTGTAAAAACAAAGACCAACATTTGTTTTACCCGCTGTTGATGTACCAATCTGATAAGTGGAATCTATAGTGATATGAGCTCCGTTTAAAGTTGGTATAGGACACGACTGTGAATATAAATTACTCACAAGAATTGTCCCGAAAAAAAGAAATAATAATTTTCTCATATTCGAATGTAGATTAATGTACTTATAAATATGAAAAAATTTCTTTGGTTACCAATTTTTCTATTAATTAATTTAAAAGTTTGTGGGCAAATTAAAATTGACTTGGTAGGTGATACTTGGGTTCCTCAGGTTGAACAAGCATTAGAACTAATTAAAAATACCGACACTAACACTTATAACTTTGTTTTAAAACATTGTAAAAAAATAAGTTTTTGGAACGGAGAGTTCTCTACTGTAGAGGGTAATTACACCATCACAATTTCACAGGGTGATATGAAACTAAATTCCGTTGAAAATATTGCATGCATTTTGGTTCATGAATCAAAACACTTGGAAATTATTCAATCAGGAACATCTTTTTCTTTATTAAAAGAAGAATATATTTGTTATCTATGGGAACTTCAATTCATTGAAATTCTTCAAGGGGAACCTGAGTGGATAAAAGAAAATTGTCTTAATATGATTTCTAAATTAGAACCATAAAAAGGGTTACCTGATTCTATTAATCACAATCTTGACACTCAAATACAACATATTTTCTCCACCATTTCGAAAACATAGTATTAGGTAAATTATAAACAACTAATTCTGCCAAAACAAATAAACCCCCCACTAGGAGTGAGAAAACAATTAAGTAAATAAACCACATAATCTTTTTTTTTATAAATATAATCAAAAAACCCCCACTCGGAAAGAGTGAGGGCTGTTGGGCTGTAAGGTCAAAGATTTATTTAAAAGAGTTTTGAGATTATTGATGCTCCTTTGACGACTTTTAAACTATGTTGATTTGTGACTTTTGACATTCCCATCGAAATCAAACATCCACTACTTAGTGTTTAATGTAGGTTGAACCTTCGCCGCCTCAGCAATACTCAAAAAATACTCATTCCAATTCATCACAAGAACTTATCTTATAAATCAGACCCTTTGAACCATCGGCGTGAATCTGTTTTTCTTTTTCATTGACCAAAATTAAATTCGTAAACTTACATTTAAAACGAGGTTCGTATTCTTGAATCAAGATTAAACGAGACACCGTACCAATAAAGAGTTCCCCCCTTGTTGAGTAATGAATATATCGGTCTCCTTCTTTCCAATCAAACATTTCAATTTGTTTTACTTCACAAATATACTATTTATTTTTTATAAAGTCAAAAACTATGTCAATAATTAATTGGGAACTCCACTCAAAATTAAAAAAGAAAAAAAGATTAACCTATTCAAAAGAAATTATTACAATTGATGATTTGAGTGTGTGGGGTAAGATAAAAAAGTTTTTTAAGGAACTTCTCTTTAAGAAGTAATTCACTTATCTTTTCAAGGTCCAAAGGTGGCCGGTCGTCCCACGGATGTAGATTAGTGTATTACCGGATTCTCTTAACTGAGATAAAGGGGACTTTGGTCCCCTTTTTAAAAAAAATTATGTATGTCATTATACAATGCAAATATCCCGAGTTTTAAAGGTTTCGTAAGAAAATCTTTTTTTACCAAAAATGAAAGCGATTACAACGATTTTTACAATGTTTATGTTTTTGCAATACAATCAATTTCAGGAAAAATTCTAACTTTCCACGTGATGACAGATGACGGTATGGTTAGAAGTAGGATACCACTTTCTGAGGTTTATACAAAAATTCCTACAAATGATATTCCTTTCAATTTTAAACAACTTTGGGATTGTTTTAGTGAGAATGTCTCGATAATAGATTACGATTTTTTAGCCTATCACAGGGCTCAAATAGTTCTGAGAGATGGAAACAAAGTTTGGGGAACATATATTTTTACTGTTGATTGGTATAACAATCCCTACAGTGATGAACCTTCAGATTACAAATGTGGTCATGTATTTGAATCCGACGAAGGATATCTTCTTTGTATGCCAAACAACAGGATATTTTGGAAGGATTCCAACTGGGTAACCAAGAAATTACCTGAAGATTTGAAACAATTCAAAGTTGATACTGACTTACCTTCGGTGGAAAATCTATCAGATAGATGGGTGACTGAAGATGGTGATTCTTTTTACTATACTATAGAAGAACTAAAAGATTAAAAATATCTAATTTTAGCACCCTTCATAAACTTATTATAGTTTGGACCCTTTGTAATAATTTGGTTTCTACCAACCCTTTTGAAATCAATAATACCCGCACCAGTTATGGCTTGAAAAAAAGTTGATAGATATCCCCTTGGAACAATTTTACTACCAGTTGAGGTGGATATAAAATCATTATCCTGTTTTTGAAGAATATTTGTCCCCAAAAAAAAGTCTACTTTGTCGGTTTTTTTTCCTGAATCCAACCAATCAGTAAGTTTTTTGATTAGACCTCTATCTCGGAATTTAAAAGAATATCCCTTATTTTCTGTTGGAACCAAAATTTCATTTTGACCAATTAAATTATTCAAAAAGTTTTGATTGCTTCGCACTGTGTAAAATATTCGGTCAAAAAGTTTTCGGAAAAATACTCTTTTTAACTCCTCAGAGGACTGCCCTATTACATTGTTCAACATAACAAATTCTTTACCCCCCAATTCAATCATATCAACCTTTGGTTCAGTAACAACAATATTAAAATTACAAACAGACCGGGAACATTTCAGATTTATATCCAAAATGTAGTCTCCAATTATTTTTTCATTTCCGTCCTTATTTTGTAAGACTATACATTTAACTTTGGCAGTTGAAGGTTCAATGGTATCTTTGACATTAAAATTAATAATTAAATCGATTGCAGGTTTTCCTGATAACAATTGTTTTTCAAAACTGACGCCATAATTTTTTGTAAAAATTTCAGATAAAAAAGGGCTTACTCGTTCAAATTTTTCAAAATCAGAATCTATACTTACAAGAGCATCGCCATAGGCAGAGGTTAAAAGTTCAATTTCATTTTCACCCATTTCTCGGTCTGTAGCATCGTACCAATTATCAATACCATCATTGTCCCTGTAAAGTGCAACTTTGTAGAACTTATTTGATGAATCAACACCCTTAGTAATAAAATAATATAGTGAACCAGTTTCGTTGTAATTATCAAAATGAGTTGAAGTTGATTTAGATGATGTACACCATCTTGTTCCTGCGCCATAAACACAAGACGCTTCGTATGTCTTTGGTCTTACGACTAAAACCCTTTCGTTTTCATATATCTTTTCAACTTCTTTTTCACCCTTTTTTTTATTGAATTTTTCGCGAATTTCGTCAGTTTCTTTTAAAAAATAGAATAAATCATTATCGGCATATTTTTTAAATTCTTGGTACTTATATTTTTTATTATGTATATCGAAAAATTTGAGAGCCTCCACAAAACGGTCAATTTCATCCCTTTTTTCGATTATGTACCTTTTGGCAATTTCAAAACTTAAAGGTTGTATATCTTCCTGAGATATGTTCCAATCGCGATAATAATTTCTTAAAATATCATCCAAATACTTAAAATTGGTATCAATAATAAATAAATCGGTTATTAGATAATCATAAATTGAACCTAAAGCACCACCACTCAAGTACTCTTTTACCAACTTTTTTTCTGCGAGTATTGGTATAATGTATTTTGATAAAATTTCTTCTTTTCTCCCTTCGCTCAGTATCATCTTATACCAAATTTGTACCTGTAATTTTTTCGATTTTTTCAGCCGAGGATGAAATCAATTTATTATTAGAGTTTTTTCTATCTTGTAAACCAATTTTCATTAATTTTTCGGTGTCAGTAACTCCTTTTTCTACTTGCGAATTAATACTCTTAGCAAATTGATTAAACCACCCCGGTCCATTCCATGTTGCATAGATAAAATGGGTAAGTAAACCTTCATCACTTTGAACGATTTTTTTAGCCTCAGAAGTCAAATATCTATCAGCAAATTTGTTAAAATTGTTTTTAATCATCCGAGAGGCCAAATTCTTCAAAGGACCTTCTAAATTACCCCCCTTGTGAAGCCAAGGCCATTTTTTCGATGCATTAGCGGCATCAATCAATCCCCAAAATTGTCTACCCTCTGAGGAAGTGTTAATTTCCGCCCCGTGTTTTCTGTCGATACCAAACATAGTTTCACCTGAATCTCCCATAGAACGACTACCTTTGGGGAATCCTCTACCACCTTTGACCATTATAGGATGGAAATACCCACCTTCGATTTCATCAATGAGTTGTCCTGCAATTTTTTCAAAGGAACCAATATTGTCCTCTAATTTTTTTGGTTTTTTTTCATCCTCGTCATCGTCTCCAAAAAATATACTTTTTAGTCCTGAAGACATGTAATCATATAATGCATCACCCCAAGACTGATTCTGTTCTTGTAGGTTCATTAATTTTTTTTGTCGGAGGATTTCCTCTCTTAATACTTTTTTCATAAGATATTATCATATAAATATCTTTTAGACTCTAAACAAACACTTCAGGAATTTCTTCCCAAGAAGTTGTATAATGTTGAGTTTTAAAATCTTGTCTCATTTCCCATTTATTTGTTAATGAAACAGGTGGTTGAACGATTTTAATATCTTCGGTAAATAAAGTTGTTTGTGTTTGAGTATCAGGAATTAGATTATGAAAAATTACCCCACACTTTTTATACTTTTTACCACTTTCAAATAAGTTTTGAAGATGTGGGAATATTTGGCTCCAAATTTCATCAACATCTTTTGTTTGTTGTTGAAGATATAGTTGTTTACTCGAGGAATGTTTTTGACCCTTGTGTATGTTACCACTCACAAAAATGGTTACTCGATTTGTTTCCGCGCCACTTTCATCCATTTTTCTCACACCATTTTTAATGTAAGTGTACATAGCTTGTGAGATGTCATCAAGTTGGTCAACATCTTGCCCAAATGAACGAGCTGAGGCAATATTTCTTTTGAATTTAGGTATGGGTTTCACGGGATGACAATACATCCCTAGTATTTCTACTTTTGCTCTAAGCCCATTCACATTAGTCATTTTTTTTACTATGGTATCAGACAACATCACAAATTGACCTATCGATTCAACACCACCCTCTTTGAATTTCTTTGACCATTTTCTACCTATTCCCCAAATTTCATCAATAGGTATTTCGTACAAGTCATTCCTAAAGTTTTTGAATTCCCAATAACTACAAATCCCTTTATAGGAAGGTTGTTTTTTGGCAATATGAGAAGTTAACTTCGCCAAAGTTTTGTTGGGACCTACGCCAATAGATACCGGTATACCTACTCGTTGTTTGACCTCATATTGAATTAGTTCCAAAGTTGGTATTAATTCTTTATCGGGGATATTTGAGAAATCAACAAAAGCCTCATCTATGGAATAAACTTCAACCTGTTTAGAATACTCTTTAATGACCGCCATCACTCGGTCTGACATATCACCATAAAGATTGTAATTTGATGAGTAAACACAAAAACGATGTTCTTCCATGAAGTCTCTTCTTTGGAAAAAAGGTTCCCCCATTTTAATACCCAAATCTTTAGCTTCTTGACTTCGAGCAATTACACACCCATCGTTGTTTGAAAGTACAACTGTTGGTCTCCCAATTGAAATTGGATTAAATACCCTTTCACAACTTACATAGAAATTGTTCGCATCAATAATGCCAATCTTTCGGTCCATTTATTTTATTTTGATGTAATTCAATTTTTATTGTTAGATTTTTTCACATTGTGATTAATCTCAAGTAATAAAAATATAACAATAATTCCAATAATAATCATCTCATTTTTTCTTTAAGACCCACGAAACTTTACCCCATAAATTGGTTTGACCTTCGTATGGTCTGATTTTAAAACATAGTTTATCTGTTAACACAACAAGGTCCCCGTCTTGGGGTGAAAGTGACCTATCAATAACCAATACATCGTTGGTTTCAACACCAAGAGTTTTGGGTCCTTTATACCTAAAATAAAATGTGGAATACACATCCCCAACAATTAAATCATTGAGGTCTAATCTTTTATCCACATAGCTCTCTGCGGGTGAAGCAAACCCAGTTGTCTGAGATTTTATCTTAAGTGTTGTGTCCGCAAAATTCATACTTCAAAGATACAAAAAACATATTATAGAAACAAATATAGAACTATTTATATTTGTAGAAAATTATGGATAGTGGCCGACAAAAACATAATTATGAAAAAATCAGTACAAAAGATTTTGTCAAATCTTTTAAAAAAAAGTCCTGCGTTTAAAGATATCGATTCAATTTCACTAAATTTTATTTTCAGCTCACCGGTTAAAACCGCAATGTGTGATTGGGTTTACGGTGTTGACATTAAAACGAAAACACCTGAAGTCAACCAAGGTGAGATATCTTATGTTATTACACAAACCATAACTAAAACAATGTCTCTACTTAGCAAAGATACATTGTGTGCTACAGATATTAAGTTCGAATCAGCTTATTGACCGTTGTTAAGGCTTGACCAATCACTTGATGCATGTCATAGTACATATAAGTCCCAAGTCTACCACCAAAGATGTATTTTAAAGAAGTTTCACCGAGTTCTTTATACTTCCTATACATTTCTGAATTAATCTCATCTCGTATGGGATAATAGGGTTCGTTATCACCCGTATAATCACATGGAAACTCCTTACTTACATAAGTTCTTTTTTGATTTTGATTGTCAAAATACTTGTGTTCGATAATCCGTGTATAAGGAGTTTCATCATCAGTGTAATTAACCACAGGATGTCCTTGAAAACTTTCAGTATGCATGTAGGTATTTTCCCACTCAAGACTTCTATATTCCAATTTACCAAATTCATAGTCAAAGAACTCATCAATAGGTCCTGTGTAGATAATCTTATCCGATATGGATTCATAGTAATCTCTTTTTTCAAAGAAATTCGTGCCTAAGTGAACTTCAATACCACTGAGAAGTTTTTCGAAGATTTGTGTGTAACCACCAACTGGTATACCTTGGTATTTGTCATTAAAATAATTGTTATCCCAAGTGAATCTAACGGGTAATCTTTTGATAATTGATGCTGGTAGTTCTGTGCACTTTTTACCCCATTGTTTTTCAGTATACCCTTTGATAAGTTTAAAATAGATGTCATCACCAACCATTGAACGAGCTTGTTCTTCCAAGTTAGTGATGGCACCTTTATATTTTTGACTCTCAATTTTTGCTTTAGCTTCCTCAGGAGTTTTTACTCCCCACAATTGATGGAATGTCCACATATTGAATGGGAGAGAATATAACTCATCGTTATAATTTGCTATAGGTGAATTGACAAATTGTCGGAATTCCGCAAATTGATTCACCCATTCCCATATGTCTTTATCCGAGGTATGAAAAATGTGAGCTCCATATCTGTGAATATGAATTCCATCCAAGTTTTCGGTGTAGCAGTTTCCTCCAATGGTTAAACGCTTGTCTATTACCAAACACTTGAACTTTTTTGATAGTTCATATGCACAAGTGGCCCCGAATAAACCGGAGCCCACAATTATGTAATCGTATTTTTTATGTAAAGGAGAAAGTAACACCTTCGTTTTTGATTATAGGTTCAGTCAACTTACGAGTTAGTCTATCTTTCCATTCATTTAACTCTTTTTTACCTGTGTCTAAGTAACATCGGTCTTCAATCAAAAAACAATATGTTGGAAAAGGATTTTTTCTTTCAGGATTCATCATTTGATTTACCAAATCAAGAGCCTCTTGAGTTCGATTATTATCCTCTAAGAAGAAAGCGTGGTACATAAGGTGTTCATTTCTACCAGGTGCGAATTGTTCCGCTTGATTCCATGATTTTTCGGCTTCTTCATGTTCACCTCGGAATGAGTATGCCGAACCCATCAACAAAAATGTTGTATATGACATCTCATCGATTCGTGCAGGTTTTCCTGTTTCCCAATAGTTGTGTGATACTCTTAGAAAATGATTAAAATAAAAAATTGCCCTTCGCGCATATTCATCAGAGTGGTCTTTACCGAACGGTAACTCGTTAGGATTACCATAACAATCTGAATAACTTTTACCCACATACCACAAATGGTAATGGTCTTCTAATACGGTGTTACCAACGACTTTATCGATTTCTAATTCGAGAGCATCTCGTAGAAATTTACGAGGAGCCGCCCATGTTTGTCCATCGTTGGTCACAATGTGACGGAAACTTTCAGGTAGAACTCTTCTTTCGAAATCTTCACCAACTTCGGGTAAGTGAATTGTTTCGTGTCGTTTATCATGTTGAAAGAACCAAGGACGATTGGCATTCCACAACCATGTGCGGTAGTATCTTGTATTAAAACTTCTAACAATAATATTCCAAGAGTCCACTTCCATATTTTCTAATAAAGTCCAATCGAAATCTTCATCGATTTCAAGTCTTTCATCAGCATCCATTCGAATAATCCAATCACAACCATGGTCAGTCTTTAAACAAGTTTGAAGTGCATGGTCTCTGTTCCAACCAGGAAATTGCCATTCGATTTCATAAAGAAATCCTGGTATATTTTTTTCTTTAAAGAAATTTCTGATAATTTCTTGTGTTCCATCAGTTGAACCATTATCCTGTATTACCCAATAATCAACATGTTGATATACTGAGTCTAACATTCGAGTGATGGTACGCGCCTCATTGGCGACCATAGCATTTAATACAATTTTAGTTTTTTTATTCATAGATATAATTCATTATTTGTTCTTCTTCGAAGTATTTTCTTATGGGCACACTATTTTGGAATTTCTGAGAGTGCCCAGCCTCTTCATCCCAATTCCAATCATGAAATCCTAATTCCTTAATTCTTTCATGAATCCTTTTATCGTAATGGTCTCGAATTAGTCGGGCTCTACGATTAATGTCTTGAGAGTTGTTATCTACAGTACTGTTTCTATTGTTTTTCTGTAGGTAAAGAACTTTCTTGACATGAATCATTCGGGTATAAAGGAATGTTTTAATAGAAATTTCTAAGTCATCGGCAACAGGTATCGCCTTATTATGACCACCAATTTGGTGGTAAACTTCCCTTTTCCACATTTTCACATGGTTTGGCATTGATATATTAAAACGAATACTCAATGGGTTAACATCAGGGTAGTGGTGTGCCAGTATTTTTTCACCGTCAACTTCAACCCATGTGTGTCCCGCATAACCAAAATCAAAATAATTGTCCTCTCTTGCGTACCAATTACCTGACCAATCATGGTCATAATACTTCATTTCACCGTCTTCGTAAGACTCAGAACAATCACTATACAAGAACCCTGCATCTGAAAATTTATTTATTGCCTCATTTGAAATCTCCAACGCATTGGAAACCAAATGGTCGTCGTGGTCAAGTTCAACTAACCAATCACCATCACACATCATAGCCGCTCGGTGTTTTGCCAATCCAACATTTCCACCAGTCAATGGGTATAATCTGAAAGGTTTGACTCGGTAATCTTTTGCCGCAATATCTTGTATTAATCTCCATGTCACATCATCGGGTGAATCATCTAAAACAATCCACTCCCAATTAGTATTTGTCTGATTCTTCAAGGATTCGTAAGCCCTGACGATTCTTTCATTGGTTTTGTAAGTTGGAGTGAAAATAGAAAATCTTGGTCTCGGAAACTCGCAATGTCTAAAAACACTTTGACAAACGATGATATTTGCAATGACCAAGTCAGGTAACATTTCATCCGCATGAACATGAATTTTTTTCAAATGAAAATGAGGAATTTCAATTTCTTCGCCAATTGATAATATTATATCAGGTCTATATCGCGTATAATCTTCCACCACTTTTCCTGTGTATGGTAATGAATATAAGTTTACTTCATCGTGGAGATATTCTTCCCAATAGATATCAGAAAAAAGAATTGTGTCCCCCAATTTATGCCAACCATAAACTATAGCAGATGGTTTTTTTGTGTTCATAGTAAAAATATAGTTATTTAAACTTTTTTGTCAATTTATACTCTTCGACATGCCCCGTCACATGTTTGTCCTGCCCCTTCGACATAACCAATTCTCATATCAATTGGAGTACTTCTTTTATATGAGGTTTCTCTACCACAAATAACACAAACATCAAATTCGTTTTGTTGGTTTAACACACATTGCATGTGTTCTGTACCCACTAAATGTTCCGAAGACAATCTGTATGTATTTTCACCACAAATTGAACAAGTTTGCATCATTGATTCCGCGTTGATAATAGATTTTACTAATCCGTCTTCACCGATTACCAAACCCACATGTTCATCAAAGTTTTGATTAATGTCTTTTTCATAAAGTTCCCAATATCTTTGTCTAACCAACTTACCCAATTCGTAATCATTAGGGTTGGATAGAATTTCTTGTTTTGTAACTCTTACATCCATTTTTTTATTTAAATGTAAAAATCAAGCTACAAAAGTGAAACATTACATGAATTTATTTTACTTATATTTATAGATTATTCATTATGACTAACGAAAAACTTTATATCATAGCCAAAAAATTAGTTTCTTTTTTTCCCTCAGGGGAAAATATGGAAACTTTTTTAGAACGATTCAAGTATTTGTATACTAAACAAAATGAGTTTTTCTCTCTTTTTGATGAAGAAAGTATTTTCAAATTATTTGTTTTCATTTATCAGTTGACTCAAGTAGATTCAAATTTGGATTTAAACTATCTTATTTTAAAAACCGAAGAAACTAAAATAGTTTTAACCTTTTACACCTCTTACACCGATGTTTTTGATACTTGCTCTGCATGTGGTGGTGACGGCGAAGTAAACTGTGATTATTGTGATGGTATTGGTGAATATGAATGTTCTGAATGTGATGGTACTGGAGAAATCGATGGTGAACCGTGTTCAACTTGTCAAGGGGGTGGAGAAGTTGGATGTGATTATTGTGGTGGGGATGGTTCTATTAGTTGTGATACTTGTGATGGAAATGGTGAAGAAGAAGATTGGCAAGAAAAAAGTATTGAAGTATATTTCGAAATATCAGATGATGCTCAAGTTAATTCAGAATTGAACGATTATGAAGGTACTACAACTCCACTTTCTAACGTATTTGAAAACCGATTGAAAGTGTTGAAGGAGTATGATGTAACAGTAAGGACTGAAACTTTTCTTCAGTTTGAAAGTGATGAAAAGTTTGTTAAGCAAATTTTTAACCGACCAAAAAATAAAGGGATGATTTTACAAGGGATAATTTCATATTCGGAGTTTCCCACCCCTCTTTATTTTTCAAATATGTAATAAAAAAGGTCAGAGTTAACTGACCTTTCTTGGGTCCAACAGGTTGTTGGACGCTCCACCACCTAACAGAGAGGTTAGGACTCTTTGATTACCTCGGCTTCCATTCGAGATTTGAAATGTTCAGACAAAGAATTTCCTTTCTTTTCTCCAACATGTTTAGTTATAATAATACATTCACAGAGAATTTTGTGAGGTATATTGAGAAGAAAATCGTCACCATTGAAAAAATTCAGGTCGGTTTTCAATTCAAGTGGTCCATGAATACCCATAAGAAACAATTTAAACTGACCAGACTTATCGAAAGTCTGATGAACTAATTTACCCAACTTCGGGTGTTTGATGATAATGGTGTTGTGTTTCATGTTTATCGAATTACAACACAAATATAAAAAATAAATTTTAAACTACCAAATTTTATTCTTCTAAGTCCATAATAAATCGTAAGGTTTTCTCCCCTCTATCAAGGAAATAAAAATCACGACCCTCCACATCTAAAAAAGAAACTATTTGCAGGACGATTTTTTTCTTTTCAGAGTTTAGTTCTTCAATTTGCACCACCATTTGAGGTCTTGAATTACCCTTTATCTTTCTGATTATAAATCTCGGATGAAAACCATCTTCAGGTTTTATCTCCTTGAATTTTGTCCCTTGAAAAAAATACTTAGTTAGTATCAGGGGACTTGATAAATCGATAAGTTTATCGAATATCCTTATATCAGGTATTCGAGGTTTACCATCTCGTTGTTCATATACATGTGGGGCTGTCCACCACTCAACTAAGTATTCACCCTCTCTGTAATAATCATAAGGTTCTGAGCCAGGTCCCATTTCTTCGACAAGAAAAATTGTTTCTTTAAGAACACTTAAAAGTTTCATATTTTTATAAATACCCCTTTAAATAAAAAACCCCCAACCTTTCGGAAGGGGGTTTGGCTAATGCTCTGAGACTACGAGCTTAGGTGGTCAGTCTTTGGTGGGATTATGGTTTCCCCACTCGGTCCACAACAGTTGCCTGTCGTAACCAACCAATGTCGGTAATTTGAGTCTACCACTCTTTTCGTTGACACCAACTCAACTGATACTCCTATCTCTTCAACCTTGCGAGCTGACTGAGGGATGGCCGTCCCACGAGTAGTTTCTCAATCAACACCGATGGACTTGCGGTCCTATCCGTGCCTTCATTGGTCCGATGACCTGAAGGATTAGACACCTTTCAGTACCAACGCCCGAAGACTTTTGCTTGTATCATTGAATATCATTCACATTGATATGTAGCTTTGTAGAAGAATGAAAGATGTGCTTCGGGAGAAGGTCCATTCCTTTTGAGAACGAAATGCTTCACACCTCTCTGTCAACCCGCCAGTTGACGGTCAATCAGGACTACGGTGGGTTTAAACCCGTGGTAACCCCTCAGACTGGTACTCAGCTTTACAACACCCAGCGGGATGTCTCAAACCGTCACCTGTACCTTTTCCTGTTGATGTCTCCATCGCAACCCCGATTCTCTACAAAATCGGGATGATGTCTCCCCCTCAGCACTTGCCGTCAGGGTTTTCACCGTAGGTACTTTGTTTAGTTGTCAGGTCATCGACCTGCGAGACTACTAAGGTCGCTAAACCTTCTCATCCCTTTTAGTCCCATCGCTGGGGTTATCTAAAGACGCTAAACCGCCTATTTTGTAATTCAAAGAACTCGTCAGATTTACCTGACTTGTTGTTAAAGTATAATAAGATTTTTTAATCTTGTCAAGTACCTTATGAAACTTTTTTTAGTGGCGGGAGAAGGATTTGAACCTTCGACCTTAAGGTTATGAGCCTTGCAAGCTAACCAACTGCTCTATCCCGCAATATTTTAAAGACCGACACCCGAAAAAAATCCCACAACTACTATGTTCTCTCGAACACTCATTGTGGGATGTGAAAGGGACCGAAGTCCTTCTTCCGAGTGTTCTACAAAGATAAAACAAATTTAGGATTTGTCAAATGACCTGTAGAACTTTTTGTGGGGTGTGTCAACCTCTCGGTTGAGATAATAAATATATCTTTTGTTTTGAAAAGTTAAACTTTATTTAAAATTGCCATTAATAATTTTTTGAAAAAATCACCAGTGTTCATTTCCATAATGTCTTCATAAGTAAAATACCCACAGTCACTGTGTTCTTCACCATCTTTAGCATTTTCTAAATCGGGATACAAATACGGATTAGATTGTAAAAGATAAACATACATCCACCCTTTTACAAACCTACCATCTCTTGAAGTACGAGGAACCAAACCAACAAAGGTTAAGTCATCTGAGGAAATAATGATATCAGTTTCCTCATGGAATTCTCTAACAGCAGCTTCTTTTGTGGTTTCACCTTTCTCAACACTACCCGCAGGGACGGACCATACACCCGGCAAAGTTGCTTTGGTAGACCTTTTACAAAGTAAAACTTCGTCATTAACTTTTACAACAACACCAACATAAATCTTCTCTTTCATATTTATAATTACTATGAGGTTAAAAATAGGGGATAATATCTTTAATGTAAAAGTTGTTACAAGTAATTTTGACAAAGCTCAAGGAATGATGAACAGAACTTTCACTGATGAGTTCAACGGAATGTTATTTGTTATGGATGAAGACACCAGTTGTTTTTGGATGAAGAACTGTATAATCCCCTTAGACATAATCTTTATTGAAGGAACAACGATAACTAAAGTACATCACAATTGCCAGCCTTGTAAGGATGAAGATTGTGATAGTTATTGCGGTAGAGGAAGATTAGTTCTTGAAATTCAAGGTGGTTCCGCAAATGAGCTTGACATAAAAAAAGGGGACCAAGTAAAACTTTTACTTTAGTCCCCATTTAATTTTAATTGGTTTTTATCAGAACAAACCAAGTTTGGATAACCATCTTTCGAAAAAGTTACCTCTGATACCTAACTCAACCATTTTTTCATAAACACTCGGTCCAGGAATTCCATCCACATCGAGTTTCTCCATTTTTTGGAATTTCTTAAGTGCCTCAACCGTTGAAGGTCCCCACCTTTCATCAACAACTATTTTTGTTGGTATTTTTTTCATCTTAAAATATTCATTCAAAGCATTTTGAATTTCACGAACATCTCCCGATGATAGTTGATAACTTGAAAGTTGTTCATTGACCTTATTTTTTAAGTCTTTGACTTTCATTTCTACAACCACTTCTTGTTCTTTAATCACATTGTCGATAATACGAGATAGTGCCTTTTCGGTGATACGGATATTTTTTTTCATTCTAAAGTGAATAAGTATTTTCCTCTGTTTATTAACGCAACCATCTCATCTCTTAGGTTTAACAAATCTGTGTCAAGGGTTGGGTCATAGATTTCATCAAAAGACAATAGGAAGTTTACCGAGTCATCAACAAACTCTTGTAAAGACATCTGTGATAAATCTTCAATCTCTAAACTCAAACCTCCAAGATATTCGGGTCTTCCGTGTTTTCCCATACATACTTCAGCAAATTCATCAACTAAATTAACAAGTGCTTCGTATATCTTACCATAAGCCTTGTGTTTTGCATAGGAGAATGTCTGCCAATGCATAAATCTAAATTGCATTTGAATTTGGACTAACTTGGCTATAACTTCACTGTTCATAAAAATTCTTTTATTATAAATACCTGAGATAAGAAAAAACCCCCACTTTTGGTGAGGGTCTTTCTTTATTCTGATTGAGTCGAGAGTTTCTGAGCCTCTTGAATCATTAGGTCGGTACTGCCGTTGTATTTACAAGGGCAAGTAGGACGACCATGTTCCTTAAGAATTTGTTTTGCTTGTTCGAGTGTCATGTTTATAAATATTACAAAAATATAGACAATAAAAATAATTTGAAAATATAAATCAGTTTATTCCTTGTTGCAAATATAAAACCAAACCAAATCATTGTATTCGACCGCCAAAGTAATCAGAGCAGCATATCTTTCATCAAAGTGCATGGCAACATAACAACTCTTACCATCAGAATCTTTACACAACCATCTTGATGTTCCAACAGACGCATCGACAGCGTTAACCACATGGTAATTCTGAGTTGTTTTACTATAAATAACAACCTTAGTTTGGTGAAGTTCAACCAAGATGTTGACCTCCTTACTGTCAATAATCCACTCTGTGACTGGACTGTTTTCATCTTGTCTTACACCCATTGAAGCGTTTTGTGCTCTGAGGTAAGTAATCTTAGTTTCCTGAGAAAATAAACTTGTGAAGGACACAAGCAAAAATAAAAGTAATAGTTTTTTCATTATCAAATAAATAGATAATTGAAACCTAATAAAAAAACCCCACTCTTTCAAGGGGGGTCAAATTATTTTTTAAGCGGTCTAAGTTGTCTACTTTAAATTAATTTAATTTCAAACCTGTTTTTCATTTGTTCTAACTTTTCTTCAGGTACTCCATGTTCGTTGACACCACCATGGCGGTTTTCCACAATCAAGGAATGAACACGATACCCATATTTTTCAGCCAACTTGTGGTAATATTCCATTTCCCACTCTTGGGTGAAAGTGTTTGATACAACAACAGGTGAATGTTCGTAATTAAACAAAAGCTCAACTTCGTTTTGACACCACATGTGTGCAAGTTTGATTTCAGATGGGTTGAACTTATAGTTCCCTTCCCTATCAACAAAATACATGTCAGTTTCTTTGTGACAATAGTCTTTGTTCCCCACAATCATTTTAGCAATTGTTGATTTACCCGAGTTTGGTAATCCTCTCAAGAGATATAGTTCTTTCATTTTACAGTCGTTTTTCGTGGTGGTCTTTTGGTAGGGTCAATTTTCTGTGAAGACGGTCCTTCATAATGTTACGGATTTCCTCAAAAGAAATTGGGTAAAGGTCATTTCCGTCCACACCAACATCCATTGCTCGTCCTTCGTTGATACGAAGGTTAGGTGGAAGGTGAACATGACCATGAAGGTGAGCAACACCGTCATTCATACCATCCCAAGATGCAATCGGATAGTGCATACACACCATAGAATATTTCAGAACCTCTTTACCGATTGGTTTGCGAATATCCAAGTGAAGGTAGTCCTGACAAGATGAAAAAATATCTTGGATATCTCCTTTGTTTCGACGGATGTGATGGTCGTGGTTTCCGAAGGTCAGGTGAATGTTCTTACAAAGAATCCGACTACGAAACTCAGCGATGGATTCAAAACCGCCAAACGACCAGTCACCCAAGTGAATCAAAATATCGTCCTCACCTACCATCTCATTGATTCGGTTTACCAAAGTATCGTTCATGTGGTTTAAGGACTTATAATCACGGGTCAGGTTTTCAGCACCCACCCAATTGGTAGTAGCACGACAAATGTTTCCGTGGTTATAGTGAGTGTCTGATGTGAAAAACAGACCTTGCCCTTTTTCCAATACAATTTTCATAAGACAAAGATATAAAATATTTTACAACTTACGAAACTCAGGTTTGATTAATTTCCAAATGATTGGTTCTACATCCTTACCACCCAACATGGCAAATAAGATTGCTGGATGTTTAAACATTCGTGCACTTAGTGCAAAAAACTTTCGTATCCCCAATCCTTTTATTGAATCAAAGTGGTTTTGGTATTCCTCCTCAAGTTGGTTGAACTGAATAATCAATTCTTTCTCATACTCTTTGATTTTGCGGTAGAATTCATCAGGAACATGAGTTAAAATACTATCCATACTACCACCCGATGACAATACCTCCCAAACCGCAGTGGTTGAAAGATTGGTCATGACCTTGTGGAGACGAACATATTCTTCAAACTTGATTTTCATCCTGAAGTTACCAGGTTGGAATCTAAGGACAAAACCTTCTTTATTGGTCTCGTTCTTTTCTTTCAACGACTTGTATAACTCATCAGAGAAATTGAAATGTTGTTCGGTTTTAACCAAATCATCTTCTTCAACACCGTTAGCATGTAGAACCATCTTTGCGGTAGTCCAGTGTAGTTCGGTGTCGTCCGTTGGTTCCCATTTCCAACTCTCATTCAAAACCACGGATAAGAACACAATTTTTTCTTCATCGTATCGAACAACAATTCGATTCGCTTCATAAATTATCTCCACTAAGTAGGCATATTCTTTTGACCATGAAGCCAAAAAATACTTTGATTTAACAATCTCAAGACCTTTGATTGCTTGTTCAGAAGCAAATGAACCACGGGTTGCCATAATCCATTGGTCTTCGTAGTTGAACAAAATACCCAAAGACCCATCCATCTTTTCTTGGATGTAAACATAATCGCCCTTGGAAGGGATTACTTCCTTACCAATAACCTCCTCGTAGTTAAAGAATTTTTTAAAGGGGCGAACCAATATTTTACCAGTGGTATTCTCAGTTATAAGACCTCTACATTGCACCGTAACCTCGTCCCACAACCCTTCGTACTGAACTTTCTCGGTGTAGTTCCATATAGTCAATGGAAGGGTGGGATGAGTTTGTTTGTACAACAACCCATCTTCATAATAACGATTAAGCGTCTCAATAGTCATTTAACAAACATAATCAATTTAAACTATTTGGAATATACAAAATCGTCGGATTTTTTTTCTGAACATCTACCTCAGGATAACGCTCTTTAAACTTTTGTAGATTAAAGGGTGAGGCAATAATATGAAACCCAACCCTAGTTGGGATGAAAGTCATCTCAACTTCTTTACCAGTTTCACTTTGCAGTTCACTAATATACCGACGCATTTCTTTATAAAAAGGTGCATGAGCAAAACCATCAATTGATATTCCATCGATATCGATAACCCATCGCTTTTCCAAAGTTTTCAATTGACCCACAACAGAATCAAATAAATGTTGCTGGCGATGCTGACCGTTACGAATACGCTCAGCCAAAGCAACTAACATGTTCAACGACACATCGTGGTGACTTTGCTTTTGAACATGAATGTATGCCCTGGCTTTGAACATCTCACAAAGTTCTTTAATCTCTTCATACCTCTTTTCGAGATACTCAACACTTTCAATACAGTAGGTCTTTATCGTTCTAACTGATTGATGATTTGACTTATCAGTGGTTTGGTCTTTCTTACGCTTCAAAACATAAAGCATGTAAAAGTCCCCCTCCTTTTCGAAGTTAAGCAGAGACTTGATTTGATGTAGGTTGTCAATCATATAAACAAAGATACTAAAAAGTTTCGAAATAAAAAAACCCCCACCTTTACAGATAGAGGTCTCTCATGAAATTAAAAACTCAACTTATTCGATTTCGCTAATGTGGGTTAATTCTTTGGGACATTCCACCGACTGTAAAAGCCCGATGTAAAGGGGGATGTACTTCCGATTGATATAGTCAGCCCGTGATACGGCAAGTTGTAGGTTGTTTTCCACCACAGCTTGAACAAAACTACCACCGGGGTATCCTATGTTCCATTTGGTACAAAGTATACTTTCTGCGATGTTTAAAATGTGTTGGTATTCATCATCCGTGGGTGTGAATCCGTGGGTGAGGAACATTTCCCGAGCACAGTAGTCTTCAACCAACTGTCGAACTGTTTCGATTTGTTGAGTTTTGGTCATGTTTTTAGTTTTTATTAATCAACAAGACAAACCTACAACAAAATTTCTATTCCGCCAAATCTTTTTCAAAATTAATTTTTTGTTGTTTTTTCTCATCAATAAACCCCTGAACTCTCTTTCGAGCAACTTCGGTGTAGTTGGGTGACAATTCAATTCCAATCCAACGACGGTCTAATACTTCTGCGGCGACCAAACTAGTTCCACTACCAGCAAATGGGTCCAATACAACATCATTCTTGTAAGTCAGAATTTTAATTGCTTTGGTTGGGATGTCCATTGAGAAAGTAGCTTTGGTCATACTCTTGGTATCGGCAAAATAATTCCACTGTCCAAATACCAAGTCAATGAATTCTCTTTTTTGGTCTTCAGTATAAACCTTTTTTTGTTTGGTAACACCATTCTCATCTTCAACATCAATCCATTCGTTTGTCCATTGAGGTTTACCCTTAATTTTTTTAATGTGTTCTTTCTTGTAAGCTAAGATAACACACTCTTTCGGGTTGTAGATGTAAGGTGAACTTGGGCTCATCCAACTTCCCCATGCGGTGGTACGGCTACGGTGTGGTGACTCTTCTTCCAAATCAACGATTCCGAAGAATTTGTATCCGATTTGTTTCATAATCTGCCAAATTTCACTAACCATAAAAATTCTTCCACCCTTATTTTGCCGATTAATTTCATAAGGAATATTCAAAGCAATCCTTCCATCATCTTTTAAAACACGGAAAGCTTCAGTCATCCACTTTTTTGTGAATTCAAAATATTCTTCGGGTGTCATATCATCATCATGTACATCGTATTCAATACCAACCCCATATGGACAACTTGTAACAATCAAATCAACACAGGATTCAGGAAGGGTTTTCATTTCTTCAATACAATCTCCATTAATTATTGTACCGATAGTGTTTTCTAAATTTCTCATAGTTTTGTTTTTTTCTTTCTAAACATATTTTACAATCTGAGTAAATGTAATTATAAAAATTTACATTATCCAATTTGTTTTGTATTTGTAATCTAATTTTATCATAAAGATTTATATTAATATTATTTCTCTTTAACTCTTCAACAACAAACTTTTGAAATTTTTCAGACGCTGAGACAATACTTGTGCAGTTTTTACTTTTTGTTGGATTGAAAGTGAATGACCCATCACCATCAAAATATCCTCTAATGAAATGTCTTTTGAGATTATTTTCAATGTTAGGGGAATCAATTGTAAATGTTTTTCGTGAGTGAATACCTTGTTTTTTTATTGAGTTTACCAATTTTTGTGAGTAAATTGCTAAGTGAACCATGTGAGACTTTGAAATCCCATCCTTGTATTTTACAGAATTATAACCCTCAACTATGAGATGATTTGATTTCAAATGTTCTCTAAAAAGTTCTAAATGTTCAACATCCTTATAAGACAATTTTAATTCGAGCGAACACCCTGAAGACCTCTCCCGAATATAACCATCCGCAAATAAAAAACCTAACCAGTATGCTTTCTCTTCGGAGTCAATTTTGTCAAAATAAGTTTCATCAACTTTATAACGCCGATTATCCAATTCAATACCATGATTTTTCAATATTCGTCTAATTGGCGAAATTGACACACCGAAAAATTGTGAAACTTTATGAATACTTCTAAACTCTCTGTATTTGGACAGAACTTCTTGTTCATTCAATAATAACTTCTCCACACTAATAAATATGACTAAAAATCTAAAAAATTGGATTTATTTCATTTTCTAAGTTCATTAATTAATCCAAATACAAAAACAAGTAATATCAGTGGCCAACCAAGGACCACCAATATTATTTCAGTAAATTCAACTTCTTGTTGAGTTACAATCATAACATAATGGAATAACATTCCAAATATCGAACCCCAAAGAAGATATAAAATCATCGATTAGATTCCAAAAGTTGAATTTTTCTCTCTAAATACCAAGGAGCCTTTTTCAAGTCTTGGATTTCTTTGTCAGTTCCTTTTTTACCCGCCCGAGCGATGTACTTAAAAGTATTACCGAGATGGAAATCCATCTCAAGGGCTTCAATGACTTTAATAACTTCATAAGTATTCGAGGCACCTCCGTAATGTTGAGGATGATTTACATATTCGTGGTTCGTGGTATGCTCAGACATTTTACTTCAGTTTTACTATAGGGCAATGATAGGTCTTCCATTCAGGATGCCAATAGAATCCTCCGTTTGCAGTTTGTTTATCTGGTCCGTCAATATGATTCAACTCAATAGTTTCGAAGTCAATTTGACAGATAGGTGACAAAATGTCATATTCTTCTTGAGACATATGTAATCCTTTCTCGTCACCACGAGGATTATTAAAGAATGAAAGGACACCCCCCTCTTTAAGCATGTTAGGTGTATTCTTCAAGAAGTCCCAAATCTGTTCATCCCAAGTGTCGATGTAGATACCATCAAACTTAGGTAAGTATTTAAGAAACCACTGCCAGTCTCCGTGTAGAATTTTTACATTGGATTTAAGGTGCCACCCGTCATCCATCATTTTAGTAAAGACATCTAAGTGGGGTTCAATAATCCAATGTTCGGTGTTGGGATATTTTTCAATTTCAGTGTCAATAATTCCCATTCCGAATCCTACATTGAGAACTCGTCCACCATTTTGGGTAATGACCTTTGCCGCTTGTTCCATAATTGGGCGTTCCCAATCCATCATTACCGCTTGTCCTGTTTCGTCCATTAACCTACCATCTTCAGTATAGGTTAGAGTTTGTTGGATATAGGGTTTACTCATTATTAGAAAAATAATTTAATCTTTATAGTAATTCAAAATAAAATTTGCCCAACTTGAGGGACTTCTTTAATCTGTTTCTAACAGAAAACAAAGGTTGTGTTGTAACGGATATTCCTCGACCGAAAAATCTTATCCAAGCAGTTCCTTTGGATAAAGAAAAAGCAAAGATAGGTAAACGAAAAATTCTTAGCGAAACCGCCCAATGGTGTCTGTTCATCACCCTATGTAGTTTTACGAACATAATACTCCTTTCCCATCGGACTTTCTTCGACCATATCATCCTCGATTAACTTTTTCATTACTCTGTTGGTCACATCGTATTCTTGTTTGAGAATGTAACGAGCGATGTAACTAATATGAACAGGCTGACTAAGTTTGCTCATTAGAGTCTTGAGGGTGATTTGGTCGATTTCCATTAGTCTTGTTTATTGGTTTTTTTCTTCTTCTTTGGTTTTTCTTCCACAACGGGAAGTATCTGAGTTCCACGGACTTCTTTTTTCCACTCTGACTTGGGCACGAACTCCCACACCCCTGTTGAAACCTTAAGGTCAGCTTCGAAGTCCTCCACACGGACAATATCCCCCACCTTATAGGTGTTGTTAAGTTTGGTTGATTTAATACACTTCATAAAAATTCTTATTTTATATCTTGCTTAAAGATATTAAACAATTCCACATCTGTCAAACCCATAATGTAACTTTCGTAAACTTTAAGGGTAAACTCATCATTAAAGAAAAGTGCATCGGCACTTCCAAAAAGTTTGGACACCGATTTTTCATTAAGATACTTGATGGTTTGTTCTTTGGTTATAATCCGTTTGTTAAAAGACATAAACAATATTACGAAATTAATTTGGAACTATCAAAGTGTTTAAAGTCTTTTAATGGTATACTTTGAGTAAGGTACCCCACAATCTTTCTCTTAATCATCGGAATAAGAGTTTCTTCCATCGGAAATTTATTGTTTGTTGTAATCTCAAACAACGGCAATTTTTCAATGTCTTCGACATTTTCCCACGATGACCTCTCCAAACAGATGTCAAATATTTTTAATCCTTGAGGGTCACCCTCCCAAATTAAATCCATAATCATTTTGGTTTCCCCTTTGGTGGTTCGGTTTTTTTCAAACCTGAATTCCCAAACTAAAACTTTTTTTAAATCCTTTATAGGGAAATAAACAAACCCCCGACCGCTATTGACAAACTTTTTGTTTTTCTTTAAAACAACATTGGTAGATTCGTAAACTATGTTCCAAATTGATTTACCAACATTGAAGACATCTAAAAGTTTGTTTCCCGAATACATAATCGTTTTTTCAATTTCGGCAAATTCATCCTCTGTTAGACCAGTAATTCTTTTGGGATATAGTTCCTTAAGAAGAATTTCATCATCAGGGGATTGGAACTTTTTATTAGTTAAAAGAAGTATTCTTTCCTTCATAAGGGACTGAAGGTTGGCTAAGTGTAAAGAGATTTCCACAAAGTCGGGGTAAATCTCAAAGTTATCGAAACTTTTTTCACACTTTTGAAGGTACCCTAACAAAGTATATTTGTTATATTCAAAGTCAATAGGCTGAGTGAACATCCACTCAGGGCTTAACTTAAAATGTTGGTTTTTTCCTCTTCCCATTTTTTAAAAAATAACAAACTAATCTTTTTAATCAACTCGGACAATATAATATGTTGTCCCCTCAACATTTTCTTCACCTATTTTACCATCATATGGAGAAATTGCCGTGTATCCATCATTTCGAATAATTTTACCAATTACATCACCTTGGTCAATAAAGTCAGATATGGCCAAATCATAATCTTCTATAAAGTCCAAAGGCGCTTCACGAACTTCTTCAACTTTTTTTTCAATTTCCTCCTCAATTTTTTCTTCGAGATAATCTCCCTGTGGGTCTGATTCAATTTCCTCTATTAATTCCAACATTTTTTCCATCTCAGATTCTAAAGTCTCAATCAAATCTTGAAATTCTTCTTTCCTTTTTCCAGTTTCTTTTTCCGCAATTTTTTTGAAAGTTTCAAGTCTCTCAGCCAAAATTTTAGATTTTTTCTGATAAACTTGATATTCTTTTTTTTGTTCATTGGACAAATCCTTAGCGTCATCATCCAAATAATTCTCAGGGGCCGAAGTAATCCAATCATTATAAAGGTCATATGCATAATCAACAACATCTCTCTCTGAAATACTACTCTCCAAAATCCAATCGGGTAATGAGTCGTAACCCTCTGAATCAAGAAAGTTCTCTAAGTTTTTTTTGGTAGCCTCATCGATATCATAATCATCACCCACAGCATAGGTCTGACCTAACTTTTCAATCAGATAAGATTTCATATAATATTCATAATCACCCTCAGGTTGTATATCATAAACATCAATATACTCATCATACTGAGACAACTCTTCATCAATCTGCTCAATTTGGGCAATGAGTTCAGGTGACGAAGTCTCTTCATATTGATTTTCCAACTCATCTTTACGATTCCTTAGTCTGTTCAAATTCTCTTGGATATCATCATCAATTTCATTTATCTCTCCCTCACTTACCAAATACTGATAAAGAGCATTGACCTGTCTTCCCTCTTCATCCAAACCAGGACCCAATTCCCATTTACCTGTTTTTCTTCTTTCCTCGGCTGCTGACATAATTTTAATCTTTATATTTGATAAATACTATAATAAAACCATATTTATAATATGTAGATGTTTGAAAATGACCACCGGAATTTATAAAATAACTAATATCACAAATAATAAAGTCTACATAGGAAGTAGCATTAATATTTCCAGTAGGGAATATAAACATTTTTGGATGTTAGATAGAGGGATACACGACAATCCTCACTTACAAAATTCTTTCAACAAATATGGTTTAAATAGTTTTATTTTCGAGATTTTGGAAATTTGTGAGGAATCATCACTAATTGAAAAAGAAAATTATTATATTTCAACCCATCGTTCTAATATTTTTGAATCAGGGTACAATTTAGCAACCGTAAATGAATCAAGAAGAAATAACTCCAACACTGAAGTAAAAATAAAATTATCTAAATATAACTTGATAAAAAATGGAAATTTTACTATGTTTTCTTTAAGAAATATTATAACAGATAAAGAACACATATTCGAAAGTTTAGTTGATGCCGCAAATTATTTGATTGAGAATGGTTTTTCGAAAGGGAAACCAACAAATGTAAGAATAAAAATTTCACAATGTTTACGAGGTTTAAAAGTTAATAATGGTCACAAAAATCACTCAATCAGAAAAACTTGTTATAAACACAATTTCAGAATAATAAAATAAAAAAAAACAAAAATTATGGGCGGATGTGGATGCAAAAACAAAAATCAAAACCCTCAACAAGCTGCAACTCAAGCCGCTGCACAGAGAGTTACCCAACAAGAGAGCGTCAAGGATGCCATCAAAAAGACAGTAGAAAAATATTATAACAAAAAGTAATACGACCTTAGGTTCTCTTTAAAAAAGGGGGGATAGAAAAATCCATCCCCTTTTGTATTTATAATGGTATGAGTAAGTATGATTTTTTACTTAGAAAATTCAACAATGGTCAATTGGGAAATATTTTAGGCGCCTTGGATGGTAAGATAGAACCTATTATTGGATTATTAGATAAAAAAGGATTACTTGACCAAATAAATTTGACTTCTAATGATAACGAAGAATATCATAACCATGGCTATTATTATATCGCCAAAAACCATCCAGAAAAGTTTTTATCGATGATGGTAGAATTCTTCGATGAAATTTCTGTTGAGGGCGATGGTAGAACATTTTTAACTATTGCTGACCGAAGTGACCTATCCGAGTTATTTTGTGATAGTATTAGAAATGGTTTGAGTCAAAGCACCGTTGCAAACATTTTGGATGGTGAAAATGATTGGAGAAGTTTTGATGTATCATCTGAAAACCTTTATCGGGATGTTATCGAAGATTTAACTCCCAAAAATGAAACTATTTTATATCAAAGAGTGTTAAAAGATTTTCTGAATGAAAGTGAGAAGATTTATCCTGAAACAGAGCTACTTCAATCAATTGCCGAAGAACAAGGTCATAATGATTTCGTTGAACTAACCCAAGAGAATATCCCTAAGATTTTCTCAGATGAAGATAGTGCTCTCTCAGTATTGGGTATTTTGGAAGATTTGAGGTCAGATTTACATTCTTTATACGACAGCGCATACAACGACGCGTATGAACCTGAACTATATGAAAACATTTTCAATTCATTAAGTGATTTTTTTGTTGGCAGAGGTGATTGGGTTTCAAAACAATCCCCTAAAGACCCAACCAAAACTCAATATGATTTTAGAATTGAAGTCAATGACTTTGTTGGTTTAATGAAAAGGTATTTCGATGAACTCAGAGGTGAAGGTACCCATACTATTGAAAATTATGGTTATTTTATGAGTGTTCTACAAAATGGTATTGATATGGGTGTATTTGAATGCGTTAGGGTATTCGCACCTGACTATGCCGACTGGACCAAAATGAAAGAAAGTTTTAACGAGTTATTTTCAGACTATATCTAAATCAGCAAACCTTTTTCTTTCGCCCTATTAAATAATTTTTCAGCTCTTTCTTCGAGTTGATTGATTATAGTATCCTGTTCTTTAAGAGCCTCAACACAAATAGCAATTACTTCACGATATCTTACCATGTAAGTATTTTGCTCAGAACCAACTACTAATTCAGGGTAAAACTGAAGTATTTCTTGTGCAATGAATCCTATTTCTGGCTCTTCTTTCTTTCCCCAAGCATAATCTTCTAACCAATTGAATTCAACACCTCTAATTTTCTGTATTGTCTCCAATGCGGATTCAATTTGATGAATGTTTGTCTTTAATCTAAAATCTGAAGGTCCAGTAGGACCGGGAGCTCCTTGAGCACCCTGTGGTCCAGTTGGACCTTGAGCACCTGTACCAACTTTTTGTCCCTGAGCACCTTGAGGACCTGCAAGAGCTCCACCTATGTCACCTTGTGCTCCTTGAGGACCTCCACCTCCTTGAGCACCTTGAGCACCTTGTGGTCCTATTGCCCCTTGTGAACCTTGGGAACCTTGGGGACCAACACCTCCTTGAACACCTTGTCCACCGGCAGCACCTTGGAATCCTTGAGCTCCAGCCGCTCCTTGGAAACCTTGACCTCCTTGGGCTCCTTGAGCTCCTTGAGCTCCAGTCGCTCCTTGGGAACCTTGAAAACCTACAGGTCCTTGAGCTCCTTGAGGTCCTTTAGAACCTTGTGCTCCTTGAGGCCCTTGTGCCCCTTGTCCTCCTTGAGCTCCTTGAGGTCCTACAGCTCCTTGAGCACCTTGACTTCCTTGAAATCCTTGTCCTCCAGTTGCTCCTTGGAAACCTTGAGCACCTTGACCTCCTGTCGCCCCTTGGAAACCTTGTCCGCCTTGAGCTCCTTGAGGTCCTACAGCCCCTTGAGCACCTTGAGCACCTTGAAATCCTTGACCTCCTTGAGCTCCTTGAGGTCCTTTCGCACCTTGAGCACCTTGAGCTCCTTGGAAACCAGTAGTTCCTTGGGCACCTTGTGGGCCAACAGCACCTATATGTCCCGTAGCTCCCTGAAAACCTTGTCCTCCTTGAGCTCCTTGAGCACCTTCAGGACCGGTTGCTCCTGTAGCTCCTTGGAACCCTTGAGCTCCGACGGCACCTTGTGAACCCTGTGGCCCTATATGACCTTGAGCACCTTGGAATCCTTGACCTCCTACCGCTCCCTGAGAACCTTGTGGTCCTTGAGCTCCTTGAGC